GGAGGATATTGCGCGACGCAAGGCGCAAGAGGCTCGCTCGCTTGAGGCGACAACTGCCGCGGCTCCTCGCGTTCCTGGTGAAATCGGCACGCACATTAAGCCAGTCGACATGGAGGCCGCTGCCGGACTTCCCCCATCTTTAAACCCACAAGGTGACGCGGCAATACAAGTCAAGAATGTTGTGTCTGCCCTAGAGAAGAAGAAGGCAGAAGCAGAGAAGACCGCGTGGGCGCATCCCGGACTGCAGTCTGCCGCGATCTACAAAACAAAAACGATGAATGAGCTCGCCGACTTCATCAATTCAATGTCGCCATCAAAGCGCAAAGCTCTCGACGCTGACGCCATGTCTGTCGTTGAGGCTCTTAGCCAGACTGAAGGCAAAAACATTCCCCTCTTGCACTTCCAGGATCTTCGCTCGCAAATCCTTTCTGCGGCGCGCAGTGCTGGCGAGAAGGGTGATTATTTTACGCAGCACGCGAATAACGAAGTGGCAGCAAAGCTTGCTGAAATGCTCAACAACGAGAAGAATATTCTCTTTGGTGACAAGACAGGTGCTCAGCGTAATGCGTGGAACACGGCTCGCGCCGCGACAAAAGATTACCACGACACATTTGGCCCAAAGTTCCTGTCTGAACTTGTGGCCGACATGCAAGGCGGTGGCGAGCGTATTGCGGGTGAAGCTGTTTTTGACAAAATGTTTTCAGGGCCAAATGCCGCGCAAAACTTGCGCATGGTCCGCGAGCTCCCTGGCGTTAACATTGACGAGCCAACAACCAATTGGGTTATTGGCAAGTTAACGAAAAACGGCACGAACTTTAATGTGACGCCTAAAGACGTCCAGAAATTTATCTCTGATCCTAAAATGGCGTCAGTGATTGACGAAATTCCTGGGTTGCGGGGAAGGGTAGAGAATATTGCGCAACGTGCGGGTGAAAGCGTCGAGGCAGCGCAGAAGCGCCAATTGACTGAAGCACTCCAGCGCGAGGCCGACAGCAATAATCCAAAGCGCTTGTCTAACTTTCTCGATAGAAACAAAGACAAGATAAAAGACATTGCCGCGGGCGATCATGACCTACAAAATTATATTGACGCCTTGCATCGTTCATCAAAGGTTGTGTCTCAGCTTCCTCACGGAAATCTGACAAGCACGAAGACGTTAGACAAGCTTGCCAACAACAACATTATGTCGATCCTTTACGGCAGGGCGACTGGCGCAATACCTGACGTGGCCGCCGCGGCTCTTCTTGGTCACATAGCTGAGGGCGTTTCTACGGCGGCAAGCGGTGCGCCCTTTGGCGCTGCCGCTGCCCGCTTCCTGGGCGTCGGCAAAGGTCTTACCGCGCCAATTGTTTCTGGCATGAACTCATTCCTGTATGGGACGACAAAAGACGCCGCAATGAAGCTTCTGCAAGAGGCGATGCATGACCCTAAGCTAATGGCTCAGTTAATGCGCAAGCCGTCACCTGAGGCGTTCTCTTCTTTGTCTGGCGCAATTGCTAAGGTGGCAGAAGAGACCGGAAAGGCAATCCCTCAGGTTGGCTATCCCGCCGCTGTTGAGCAAGCCGGGCAGCCCCCTCGCTTACAGAGAAAAGCTGGCGGACGTATTCCGGGAGAGATGACTGCCGACATGCTTATGACGGCCGTTGATCGATCCAGAAAGCGTATAAACGACGGCACAAAGCAGATATTAAACGCGCCTGACGAACACGTCGTTAAGGCGCTTGAAGTCGCAAACAGACACATTTGAGGATAGACAATGACTACGCAGAATAAGGGTTTATCTCAGCCAGCGTATAATTCTACATCACCAACGTGGGACGTCCCGCTGAATGCTAATTTTGGCATTATTGACGCTGCTTTAGGGTCTTCTTTGCCTCTGTCACTGACTGGCACAGATTACACAATGTCGTCTACCGACGTCCAAAATTCTCGTGTAGATATTACTGGAACGATAACGACAAACTTAAACGTAAATATTCCAAACAACACTGGCGGATTTTGGATATTTACAAACAACACGACAGACACTGGCGCTGGCTACACTGTAACAGTGAAAACTGTAAGCGGCACTGGCGTTCTATTAACACGCGGCTACGCGACACTTGTTTACAGCACTGGCAATGTTAGCGTCACTGGAAATATATTATACGCGCTTAGCGATCGACTATCGATTGCTGGCGGCACAATGATCGGCAATCTTAACTTGCCGTCAAATGGATTAAATGTTGGCTCAGGTCAGCTGCAGGTAACAGGCGGCAACGTCACGACAAGTGGAAATATTACTGCCACAGGCAATGTGACCGCCTACTCTGACGAAAGATTAAAAGATAATATTGAAACATTAGATGACGCCTTGATGATCGTTAATCAAATGCGCGGCGTTAAATATACAAGCAAGGAAACAGGCAGGCCAAACATTGGTCTTATTGCGCAAGAAGTGATGAGCGTTCTTCCGTCTGTTGTTCATCACGACGACAAAGGCATGCTTCACATTGCATACGGAAACATCGTCGGTCTTCTTGTTAATGCAATACAAGAATTAATTGACGAGGTCGCAAATCTTGAAGAGCGCATTGAGGAACTGGAGGACAATCAATGACACTGCCGGCGAGTGGCGCATTAACATTGGGTGGATCTGGATCTAATTCTATTAATAATGAATTTGGATACGGAACAAATCTTGGCGCTTATCGCAACAAGCTTTACACAAATGCCGCAGGCACGACGACAAGTGCATTTCCATTTGCGCCAAACAGTATTTCTTTTCCTACTGGTGTAGCCAATACTTTTTATAACACTAGAAAAATACCCGCCGGATCTGTGACGTATACGCCAGGTTCTGGCACATTTACTATTCCTCCCTACAACACAATCACATTTAACGTATTGGCTGGCGGCGGCGGCGGCGGAGGAGGCGGTGGCGGGTCTGGCGGTGGCGGCTGCCCTGGAGACAACGGCACTTCAGGAACTTCAGGGGCTTCTTCAAGCCTTACCGCGTCTGGGTGGAGTGGATACACCGCCGCGGCTGGTGGAGCTGGCGGCGGCGGCTGCGGAACAGGATGCTCTTCTTCTGGGAGCAATGGAACAAGCTACAACGGCGGCAATAATGGCGCTGCAGGCGCGGCAGGTAATGGCGGCGGCCACGCTGGTGGTTCAGGTGGCGCTGGGCAATTAATTAACGTCACTTTGACGAACCCATTATTGGGCGGATCAGGGTTGTCGACGGGGGCGGTAATTAATTATTCAGTCGGCGGCGGAGGCGGTAACGGCGGAGGCGGGGCCGGTAGAAACGCTAATTACCTTGGCCAATGCTACAACGACGGCGGTGTTTATGGTGGTGATGGTGGCGCTGGCGGCAACGGGTCAATAACAATATCCTGGAGCTAATATGCACCCGGAGGACATGAATAAGATATACATGCTTCTCCGGGCGTTTGTCGCGTTGCTCATTGTGATTTTTACTGTCAGATGCTTAAGCGCCGTGTTTCACGGCATATTATCTGCGATCGAGTAGTTTCTCCAATTTAACCCTGGCAGGTATGTAGCAACGATCGGCGTGAGGCTTGCAGTAAGAACCGCGGTCAACACGTTCGCCACAATACACTGGCGGCTTGTCGTTTTCTGTTGTTACAATAAATCGGCATGAGTAATAGCTCAGATCAAGCAGTGACACGCCGGTTATTGGTTTGCTAAAGTATTCGTTTATGTCAAAGGCGCTTGTTATATCTGCTCTTGGCATCTCCATTCTTATCTTTGGCTTTATTTCTATTTTCTTTTCAATCTTTGCCTTCTTCTTTTCTGCCTTCTCTTTTTCGTTATTCCTTCCAGACGCTCTCTCCTCTACAAAAACGCCACTTCTTCTTTGTCGGTGAACAAATCCAAGAATTGCGTTCCTGGTTAAGTTAAGGGCGGTGGCTATTTCGCTGCCGCTACTGCCGGCGTTCCACATTTCTATAATTTTATTTTTAGCTGCGTCGTCGATCATTTCATCACCTTGCTATATATCGATTTCTAACGTATGATGCGCAACATATTGACGTTATTGACAATTCTGTGACGTCCCCTCATGCGCAAATCAAACATTAGTAAGACTTAACCAAAGGTCAATACAGTGGCGCGAGAAATCCCCTCAAAAGATGACCTAAAAAAATTAATTAAATTAATAGAAAGCCTTCTGCAGGAAGGCTGCAAGCCACAAGGCATCCCAACAAATAGCCACGAGCGGACGGCGATATCGACTGCCGCGAAGAAGATGGGCGTCCACGCGCAAACGGTTCACCGAAGACTGGCAATCGCCGAAACAGAATACGGCCTTGAGCCAGACTGGTCTCTTTACAAAGATCCTGCTTCTTCTGGAGAGGAGAAGTCTGCGGAGCACTTAACGGTCCGCCGCTTAAAGGATAAGCTTGCCAGCGCTGAAGCCAGGGCTGCTGCCGCAGAGCGCACTACAATCAGCGCTGAGGCCCTCAGGGAGGGCGTATTTAATCTTACCGCTACTCCACTATACCCTCAGCCCTGGAAGCCATCCAAGGACACTGCGGGACGCGTCAGAAAAGAGGCGCTTATTCTTCAGATATCCGACGTCCACATGGGCGAGTATATCGACAAAGACCAAATGGGCGGCAGGAACTCATACAGCAAGGAAATATGCGGCAAGCGTTTACAAAGACTATTTCAGAGCGTCGTAAAAATGGGCACTGTTCATTGGTCCGGCCCTCCTCCTGCCATCATATACGTTATACTTTGCGGAGATTTAATCTCCGGGGAAATACATGAAGAGCTGGCAAAAACCAATGATCTTTTGGCTATTCCTGCTGTGCGTGAGCTTTCTCAGCATCTCATATCCGGTCTGGAGCTTCTACTCTCTTCCTTTGACTGTGAAATCCGTGTCGTCTCCGTCCCAGGAAATCACGGTCGAACGACTAAGAAACCGGAAGCCAAAGGATTTGTTGTCAACTCATATGATACTTTGGTCGCTTGGCTTGTCGAGAGCTGGTTTACTGGAAGACAAACAAAGCGGATATCTTTCTCCGCTCCCATATCTGGCGACGCATTAATCAATATAGCAGGCTGGAATTTTCTCTTCACGCATGGCGACAGAATAGGCAGCCGGGGCGGCATGGGCATGATTGGCCCCTCCGCCACGATCGCCAGGGGCATGCAGCGTATCATACAAGATTATGCATCTGAGCAAGTTGTGGTAGACTGGGTGATGGTTGGTCACTTCCACACTCCTGTGGAACTAGAACAGGGGTTTGCCAATGGGTGTTTATCAGGCCCTTCTGAATACTCTCGCTCTGGCCGTATGCGTAGTCATCCTGCTTGTCAGTGGCTTATTTCCGTTCATCCTGATCACGGCGTTGCTCGCCGCTGGAAGCTTGTCGTCGGGACCCCGGATGAAGGAAGTATATATAAGGGAAGGGCGTAAAAAGCGTCCATTTTAAGGGGCAAGTCATGAGTGAGTATGACGACGACGATATCCCAGAGATCGACACGTCAGACGTGGACGAATTTCCGCTAGACGCAGTCGCGGCAAGAGTAATTTCCTTCACGAAGCTTATTGCCTTGGTGGATCACATCAAGCACGACGAAGCGCAGAAGGAAGCGGTCATGATGCTTAAGGCCGTTCGTCGCTCGTTCAAAACAATACCAACGGCAGACGAGATAACGTCAATACCAGGCGGCAAGATAGATAAGTAATTACCTCTTTGCCTCTGCTCTAATAATATCTAAAGCGTCCTCAAAGTCAGCGGCGTAATGGCTAATTTTAAATATCGTGTTATTTACGCGCGCAATTTCATTCTGCAGTCTGTCGCACTCAGCCTCGTAGCCAATTGCGTCGTGCGTTATTCTTTCACTTAATATTTTCACTTCTTCACGAAGCCGCACAATTTCTTCCGCGGCCTCAATCATTACAGGCCCGCACATAACGCGGTAAAGCTTACTCTCTCTCTTGGCCAATTCGTTAAGACGCTTAACAATGTCTCTACCTGGCCAGCTCATTTTCCGTTCCTATTTGGAGTAACACTTTATTACAATTGGCGAAGTAGGTTCGCACTTCACTGGGCGGTATACACCATTTGACTTATACTCATACCCATTTGTGTCTACACTGCATCCAATTACTGGCAATATAATTATGGTCGATATTACCAGAGTGAATGCTATTTTGTCAGCTCTCAAAAGTATTGAGCGCATGCAGCCTCCATTAAAGTATTGTCTTCTCAATGTCCTGCTTGATAAGACCAACCACCTTTAAAATGACCTTCAGGTCATAGTCGCCATAATTACCGTAATGCGACTGAATATAGGTCTGTGATTGCCAAGCTTCACAAACCTGAACGCACTTAGACCACTCTGCTTTTGTGCCGGCAGCGTAGCCGTCGGCGTATGGATCGTCAGACATATTATCTCCTGCAGTGAAAAAGGCCGCAACGTGTGCGGCCATTGTTATTACTCGGCGGGGCCAAGTATTTCATCGGACAAAGCATCCAAGTCTACCGGGACGTTTTTTGTTTTCTTCGTAAAAGAAAGCGTATTGCCCGGAAGACCGACGCCCTTCATGCCTATCTCTGACGCGACGTGACCCGCAGCAAACTGACCAGCAAACGCTAAATAGTTCATGGCGTCAACGTAATTATCTTCATACGCACGCTTCTCCTGCATGCGACCAAGCTTCACGCAATGCAAGATCATTGCAATATCGTAAGGCGTGTATTCCTCACCCATTGTCGCCGTTGCAATGCGCGCAATGATTTCAAAGCATGCGTCAGGTGATCCGTATTGCTTTGATCTGTCGTCAACGATTTTTGCGGCAGTGAGTAATGCTTCCTTGTGATGCATATCTATCTCCTATTTCTCACACATATTGATTGGTAAAAACTTTAACCTTGCCCACGTAGCGATGATTAATCGCGACATTGCCACGACTAATATAGTTTGCTGAATAGCGATCTTTATAAAACTCTTCAACGACTACGTAATCATTCTCGTTAAGAGCGCGAACAAAATCCTCAAGACTGTTTGATGATTTGTGCTCGACATGCATTTGGTGAACAAGGTTATCTGTGTAAGATGGCATGTTCATCGTTATTAAAAATCGCATATCAATTCCCTATTAAGCCGGGGTGTGATGCGGCTTTGCATTGTAACACCACACCCCTTTATTAGATGGAAACAATCCACCTAATCTTTCTTATCAACCAAAGTCATCATCCCCGCCCGCGGGAGCCGAAACTTTAGTAGAGCCAGTTGATGGCGGCGTTGTTGATACTTTAGCCGACGAGCTACGCTCCTTGTGGACAAGATCATCAGGACGAGAAACCCAACCCGTGATCTTGAACTTTGGCGCGTAGTTCGTCGACTTACGGGCCCCTTCACCCGAAGTGATAGCCACTGTATCCTCAAGTGATACAATTGGCAATTTGCCTGCATTGGCAGAAGACTGAGACTTGTATTCGTCATGCAGCTGATCAAGGCCGCGCATAAACGCCTTAGCGGTTGACGCAAACTCTCTAATGTCTCCGCCGCAATCCTTGCCAAGCTTAACAATGAAGCGGACGCCTTCGCGGAAAGTGTCGCCTGGCTGCTCTGGCTTTGGGCCAGACCCAAGGACTGCCATTGCAAACTGCGGAGCCCCGCTCTCAAAATCAATCCAACCAGTCTCAAGGTTCTCCAGGTCAAAGACAGCCTTAAATGTTCTTGAGATATCCGTATTTTGGCTCTCGCCATTTACGCGATCGACGCGAAACATCTTGCCGGCGCGGGCGTCATACTTAACGATAGGAAGGAAATCACCACCGCCAGCGCTCTCGTAATTAATGCCTAATGCCATAACTATTCTCCATTATGCGACGATCTAGCCCGCCGCTTGCTCTTGTCCTTAATGGACGAAGCTCTCACATTTTCCAGATGTCAAAGACTGCCTGTCGCGCAAAGGGATCATTAAAATAAAAGCTGTCAACATCAGGAACAACAAGCGCGGCAAGTTCCATCGGATCGTCACTGATAGATAGAAATTTTTGAATTGCAAGCCCTATTCTGCCTAACGTCGCGACGTGCTCCTCAACATTCTCCAAGCGATAAACGGCGCTCTTTTTAGTGCTTACGTAAGCCAAACGCGGATCAAGGTCGTGACCTTTTGCGGCAGTGTATAGCGCCACTTGTCGCGCGTGATTTGTCTTTATCTTAGATGGTATGGCGTGCGTCGTTTTAAGGTCTACGATAATTTTGTGATTTTGCCATTCAAAATCAAAGTAACCAATGAATGGGACGAGGAGACCCTCAAACCGATACTCGATCTTTCCTTGCGCGCCAGTCGGAGGCCCATAAGGTCTAAGCTCTTTGAGGCCGACGCGGACCATATCTGCAACAGCTGCACGCTCTTTTTCTTTTTGCGGGTCCTGGGAGATCGCAGAAAGCTCATAAAACTTTTCATTTGCGACGCGGATGCATTCATCGTCTAAGGCTCCTGTCTCTAAGCCGTGAGCAATTCCGGCCTCTACCGCGGTCCCCCTGAATGCGGCGCAGCCTACCTGGCCTCGTTGCTTCAAGCATTTCTCAAGGACAAAGGAGGCGGGGCTTCCGACGTATGTGTTGCATGTTGACGGGGATAGGTGTGGTATGCCGTGGATTTCAAACGGGTTTTTCATAATATCCAATCTCAATTTTGATTTGTGTCACCCTGACTACACAAAACCGCCCCGTCAACCCACTTGACAAAAAAAATCCGGGAGGGCAGCTTGAGCGTCCAAATATGCACTAAGGGGAAATTGATATG